CTGACGGTGGTTTACCCGAAGTGGCAACGATAAAATTTCCTTTACGTACAGAAGTTATACATCACGCCGTGCAGCGGAACGTACGAAAAAATCTATCATTACGAGATACTCCAGTATACGCATTAGTAAAGAAGAAACATATGGCAGAGAATTTCAAAGTAACGATGAGTAATCCAGCGTGTACGCATTATGAGACGTGCGGATGTATGATAAAATTGGAGGGGAAGTCTTTGGATACCAAGGGAATGAAGTGGGAAGGAAAGCCAGGAGATCCTTTGTCCCTACAGGTGACGAAGTCAATCATTTACGTGAATCAATTTGTATTTGACTCATCAGTACCAGCAGATATTGGATCGGCACGAACAGAAGAACAGTATTTTCGTGCGCATTTACCTCCGGAAGGATCGGTGAAGATTGTGGATACGCCAGTAGGGTCAACTCCCCAATTTCAGTCGTCAGCAGTGGGACCAACAGTAAGTACGGATATTCAGTCAGCAGTAATACGGGCAGATTTTCGATATATATCATCAGTGGCTTGGAAGTTACGGTTGTCATTGATAGATTATTATCGTGCAATCGATCTACGACGCGATAAGGTAGTGACACCAACGTTGCAAACGTTGGCATTGCGAGCCTTAGGGATGCAACGATGGATGACGGGGAAGACAAATGGACGTCCGCATGTGTCTGGAGCTACTGAGAATTTGTATCCGGAAAAGTTGGCAGATTCTATCTTGATGAGTTCGCGACCACCAGTACCTCAATTAGCAGTACTACCTATGGCAAATCTGACAGAATCTTTAGATCTACTACATCGGAAAATGCGTCTAGATTTGCGAAAAAAGGAACGAGTAACTTTAAGTATGAAACCATTAATAGGCATGTACTTGGGATCGTCAAATGGGAAAGATGCAGGACGAACAGTAATCCGTGAAACAGAAATGGTATATCCGTTAAAAATTAGTGAACAAGGAAAGAAAATAGATACCTTTGAACAGGATGCTGCGAACTTACTACATTTTATTCGAACGGGACAGGAACCGGAAATAAAATGGTCATTACCAACGAAGGGTGAGAATAAATTCTCATTTGAGCATCAGATGGATGATGAGAAATATGCATCATGGCTGAAGAAGAGTCGGATTTTCAATATACCAGATTCTCTGTATATCATGATAGAGCGAATGGTGTCACTGCCTCGACATTTGCATCAACGAGGCTGGGTAATACGTGTAGGACACAAATGGTCGAAAGGGGGAGCAGATTCGTTGGCGAAGGTTTTAGGTATCACACCGCAGAATTGTTGGGCTCCGTTGTTGCATGAAGGCGATGTTAAGAAATTTGATCAAGCGGTCTACGAGTTCTTCGTGAATTTGTATTTTAGTACGATGATGTCGCACTACGATATGCCGTCGGAAGATCGGGAAGTGTTTGAGCGTTTAATAAAATTTTTAATTAAGACAATGATAAATCGCTTAACTAGGATATTTGGCAACATCTGGGCGAATGTGAAAGGTGGAGTGCCATCGGGAGCTTTTAATACGTCACATATGGATTCGTGGATAATGGCGTTGTATTTGTGCCTGTTTGCCATTTTTCAGATATTAACTGTTCCGCCAAGTGATCAAGAGGAATTAGAACGTGTGGTACTGGAGGAATTCTTATTTGCTGTTTATGGTGACGATCACTTGTACAATGCAGGATCCGAGTGTGGACAGAAGTACCTGAATATTGACACTTTTTCGGAGTTTATGGCAAAGTACTTCTCGGTGGAAGTGCGAGATCGTCGAAAAGGATTGCCTTTTTGCTCAGTGGTAAAAGGAGGATGGATAGTCTCTCGTGGGGCGACAATGTTGAAGCATCAGTTTGTAATTAATCCTTGTAAGGAGCCAGGACAGGCAAAGTTCTTGCCGTATCGTGAGACCCGTGAGTACTTAATTCGAGCAATACATGGACGTGAGACCCGATTACGAGATAAGTATGATGTGTTGCTATCGATATTGGGGCATGCGTATGGTACATACGCGTCCAATCGGGTTGCGTATGATCGGTTGTTATGTCTGTATTTGGAATTACTGTCTGGAGTAAAGCCCGAAAAGTTACAAGAGGAGTTGTTGGCACGATTGACTCCAAATGTAATTAAAAAACTTCGACAAGCGGGAATAACAGCAGACGACTTGATGACAGGTTTTCCAACGTGGTCGCGATTGGTAGAAAAGAATGTGGTAGATCCAGTATATCAAGATATTTCTCTAGTCAATGCAGATTGGGGAGGTGAAGATGAGGTTGCAGAATTCTTTTGGTAACGTGAAAATGCGGAGAGTGAGATCCGCAATAGAAAATTAATCTCAAAATAAAAAAATGCGCTTTTAGCCTTGGCGCTATATCAAGTAAAGGGGATTGCCCGGTAGTAATATCGGTTATGTCAGTGAACCTGTAAAGATTTGTTCGGCAGGGGAGCGG